TCTTTCTTGCCAAGAATGGACATTTTTGAGGGTGTTTCCGCAAAGAAAGCCTCTTTTTTGTGTCCATCTTGCAAGATAATGCCAATGCTGCCCGTGGTTCCGTTGTCGATGCCAATAGTTATTTTCATTTTCTGGATAATGGAAATGATTCAAAGCAATCGGGACATTCATAACCCGTGGTTTTCTTGGTCTTCCAATCGTAGCATTGGATTAACCGTGTGTAGTTGGTCTTGTTGTTGTATTCCTTACGAAGGTCAGGCGGGATAACGGCACCCACCCACGATACCCCGCATTCGGGGCAATTGCGCTCATTAGCGACATTGCGGTTTTTCATGCTTCAGTTGGCTTTTGTCCGGTTAGTGCCCAGTCATAGCAAAGGAGATAACCGTGGGCATCTACGATATTGTCTTCCTTGTGACGGAAGGATTCGCGGCTTAACTTGAGGGCAACCATCATAAGAATGGCTTCCTCTGCCGTGATTTCTTCCTTGAGTTTGGTGTGAAGAAGACCCGACCACATTTTGGCGGTCTTCGTGTAATCGTCCTTGGGGTTGCCGTAACTGACGTTACGATCACCAAAAACTAACTCTTGGGCTTTTTGTGCGTTATTCATTGTGTTACTGGATACAAATTAATTACTCGGTAAGCGTAGTTACATGCGTGTGAGCTAATTCTTTTGGCGTAAGGACCAGAACACCAAGCTATGGCTAGAGAATAGTTGTTAACAACGTCCCCGCGACGCTCAATGATTTGGGCATTGTGGCGCAGGATGTTAAGAGCAACCTTACGTTGCACTGATTCGGGAACCATAACCATTGGTATGTTACTGTGCTCTTTCCATGTGGCTGGGTGAATCTGGTAGATACCGTACTCACCTCGTTTACCTGTCTTCCCACGGCTATTCTCGACTAGCTCAATGCACTTCAGGAAGCGGATTTCATTAACTTCTTCCAACGGTGGGTAGGTTATTACTTTGCTGGAAGCTCTAACGCCAATTAGCGTTACGCTAAATAGTATGATTAAGGCTATTAACATAATTTTCATGATTTTTTCTGGATTGTTGAATGATCTGGTCCATCTGAAACAGCATGGCAGTGTTGATGTGCTTGCAACGTGTGGCGTTGGGGTATCCATGATTGATGATACGCCCACCCTCACGGTATTTAGGACGGCATTTGATTTGATAATGCGGGCATGAGCAATGACCGTTGCCACCATCCTCAAATAAATCCACGAAATGGGATTTATCCTCTTCCGAGGATTCCACCCAATAACGTAGTGCTTCGCCCTCAACTTGTTTACACTCCTTTGGCATCGAAGTAGGTGTGTCGTTCGTATTGCTTAGTCCAGAACTGCCATGAGGTACGGTCAAAGAACAAGGGAACGTCCTTGTCCTCGCCATCACCAAAGCGTTGCTTGTCGATACGGATGCGACCATCATACCAGCCTTCAATCTCGGTCTGCTTCATCACATCGCCACGCTGCTTGGCTTCATCCCATTTGCGCTGCTTGAGCTTGTTACGCCATACCACGATAACATTGAAGGCAGCATTGTTAATGTCCTGACTGCCGCTAATGTCCGTCTTGGTGGGTACACGGTCCTCGTTCTCGCTCTTGCGGCTATGAGCCACCAGAATGACATGAGCACCTGTATCGTTACAGAACGACGTTAGTTGGTCCATAAAGGTGCGTTGACCCGTGAAGTCCTCACCAGCGATGCCGCACTTGAACAAGGAATCAATGATGAAGATTTCCACCCCAAACCGCTTACGAGCATAGCTCATAGCATCGAGGATACGCTCACGACTAGCTACGCCAACGTGGTCGTAAAACCACAGGCTACCACTAAGCCAATCAATACACTTAATCAGTTCTTCCTTGTTGTCGGGTTGCTTCTTGGCTAGTGCGCTCTTGGTCATCATCTGGAGCGTCTTGGAGGGCTTAATCTCCAAAGATGCGTCAAAAACTCGCGCACCATTGCTAATCAAATGAATGACTAAGTGGTTAAGCAGTTGAGTTTTACCATGGCCAGAGTAGCCCGATAATACAGTAAACTCACCCGGCCTAATGCGTAACGGTAAATCATCCCAAGGCGTGGTGTACCCTTGCGAGGCATTCTTCGCGTCGTAAAGGTCCCATACGCCATCAGTGAACGCTGACGCACACTTGATTTCTTCAAGGTCGATCTGTTTTGAGGTTTCAAGAGCTTTAAGGAAGTCTTCTTTGGTGAGTCCAGCTTTGAGGCAATCATTGGCGTCTTTATGCGGCAGGGTTACGACGTAGGTTCGATGCAAGCCAAGGCGTTTGGCCAGCTTCTCAGCCGCTTCACGACCCGCTCCATCCATATCCGTTGAGATGTATATCTTCTCAAACCGCTCTAGCCATTCCCAATCGAGTTCAATCCACTCTTGGTCAGACACCCCGTTAGGGACGCTGACTGCGGATATACCCATCGATTGATAGCTCATGGCGTCGATCTCGCCCTCGGTAATAACAAGGTGCCGTTCATCGTCCGACACCGTGCATTTGCTGAACAAACAGCGTTTGGTGCCATCCGAGGACCACATCTTCTTCTTGCCGTTCTCGTCACGGTCTATGCCCAAGAACTTCAAATGAACCGCTTTGTCCTTACAGTTGTCGAAGTACGGGAAGACAATGACCTCACCTTGATGAGCATCAGCAATCCGGTTTATTGTAACCACCTCACGGTTCAGCCTTCTTTCTCCTATGAGATAATCCTCAGCCTTCGTGTTGGTTGTAACCAACTGAATATCCTTACCCTTGACCTCAGGAGCCTGATAGGTCTTGGGCTTGTACTTCTTAACGGATGCATACTCATCTTTGACCCCAAGCCATTCCTTAGCCTCTTTAACGGCTTGGAAGAACGTGATGTTCTTGGCTTTGGACCAAAGGTAGAGCGGTGTTCCGCCCTTGTCTGATTCATTGGCTCGGTCAATAAAGCAGCCAACCCTAGTCCCGCTAACGTAAATGTGGAAGCTGTCTCCAGCTTCACCGTTAATGGAACCAAGATGCGCGATATTTCCACGAACCTTAGCATTTGGAAATAGCATTGCTACCATTTCATCCATGCGCCCCTTAAGCGCATTGTTCAATTCCGCTGTATCCACTGAGTTCCTTTCGGTTAAGCTGTTATCAAATTATCGTTTCCCTTGATCACTTGTTGCGACTGGCGCGTAAAATCACCTTTAGGCCAATAATCCTTGGTGCTAAACCACAGGAATGCAATAGCGAGATATTCACGGTAAGCCTGTTCTTGCTCTTCTAAGGTGTACACCTTCCATTGCGGCAAATCAGGTTCAAGACTATTGATGCCGACGTTTATGATCGTTGGTGGTGCTGGTAAATTCATTTTTACCTGATAGCAGTGAGCATAAAAAGCTAATTGAACCCTGTAGGAGTCCCAAAAGCTGGCCTTACCCTTCTTAAACTTGCTTGTTTTGTAATCAATGATGGCAACACCATATTCGTAGGTATCAGCCACCAAGTCCGTCCGACCAGCTACGCCCGTGTAAGGGTCGTACAGCATGATTTCACTGGCCAGACGGGTCTTGATTCGCTTATCATACTCAGGACCAAACTTTTCTACAAATGGACGCAAGTCATGCTCCAATGGCAGTTGTGGGTATTGGTCCAGAGCATCATGAAGCCTTGTTCCAAAATCCGCCGCATCCTTACCTTTCTTACCCGCGATCTCGCCTATGCGGTCCTTATACTGCTCTTCTGTCTCGTTTACGCTCTTGGGGTTGTTTACTACCGCATCAAAAAGCTGATTCATCTTCCACATGTCTAACATGGGATTAGCCCGCTCTTTGAGGATAGTCGTAATCGAAGGGAATGCCTTATGCTTACGAGCATCCCGAAGGGTGTAATCGTGTTGAGGAGTGAGGTTGCCATCAGTACCGAGCTGATACCAATGGCTGGATTGTTGGAAAAATGACATTGTTTTACTTCCCGACTGGAGTTACGTGGGCTGCGAGGTTCTTCTTGTTAGCTTCAATAAAGATGCAGGAGATGCAGCTTTGGAATTCTTCCTTGGACAGTTCATAGCCATACACCAGATTGGCCGTTTCCTTGGCGATTAGAGCCTGATTAAGGCTATGCAGCCACATAAGCTGTATCTTGCTTAATTCTTCGTTAAAATCGGGTTTAATGACCGCTGCCGTGCTTGCAGAAACCGTAGGACGTACAATCGGCATGTGTTTGCCAGCTTCGCCACCAGAAGTGTCTTGGAACACCTCCACGCGAGCCTTTTGACCGATAGCAACTTGAGCCTTACCCTGATATTCGCCTTTCTTGATGCCAGCACCAGAGAAGTGAACGATCTTGCCTTCCAAAGAACTTGGGTCACGACCAAAGAACGAAGCATCAAGCGTGATAGCACCGTTGTCACAATCGACAAGGAGAGCTTTTCCGGGGGCTTTACCGTTAGGTGGGCGCGTTTGCGTCACAGCGGCTTTAAAGGCCCCATCGACCCAAGAATTCTCAGATGTAGGAGTGTTAATGATTTCTGACAGTGTGGTTGTTTTGGACATAAAAATTATTTACCAGCCATTTTATCTAACAGAATTCCCAAGCGGCGTTGGCCTACTGGGAGTTTATTTGCCATAACAGTGAGCTTCCTTAACGTATCAGGATGAACTGATGCGCTAAGAACTACGCGAGTTTTGTCACCCATACGGGGGCGACCCAATTTGGGTTTGGTTTTCATAGGATGCGTTGATTGATCTTGTACTGACGCATTTCGGATTGATCAGCAAATCCTTCAAGAAGGTTGCTGGTTCCATGCGTTACGCCTTCCTCAATTGTATCTCTGACGATTTCGCAAATGCTCTTTTCCAAACCAAGCAAAGCATAGAAAATATCGTAAGAATCTGCATTGCCCAACTTGTAACTATCCAGAGCATCATTAGCTGCCTCTGCGGTAATGGCCAGAGGATTTACATCCTTGCCTAGACCAATCATGCGCTCGATGGTGTCGTCATACGCTTTCGTGTATGCCTCGTAAGCCTCACCCAAGAACTCATGATCAGAGAAGAACGAACTTCCTTGAACAAGGTTGTGGGCGGCGTGGGCGAAGATTTGTGCTTCGCGGAATTTAGTCGCTAGTTTTTTCATAACGAAACGGACCAAGAATTATTCGATCACCTGTGTCAAACTTTTTTTACTAAAAAATTAATGTTGCTTTTTGATAACCGATAATTTTAGCTCTGAAACGTCATGAGCAATCCCAATAAAAAAATGCCTTACAACGCAGCGGATTATGTTTTTGCGTCCGCTTTTTTGTCCCAAGCTATGTCGAAGGAAGAGCAAGATGCTGTGTTTGCCGAATTTTATTCCGGTGAACCTGATGTTGCTTACACCGATGCCGAGATTGATGAAATGGAACGGCTCGATAACGCTCGACATGGCACTCCCCACGAACTTTAAAATATTTTTGTATGAAAGAAACCACAACGAAACGCACAGCAACCATCATCATCGCGGAAGACGGCGATCAGTTCACGGTTAACACCGTGTTCGACCCACCGCTTCCTG